GCACCCTTAGGAGCTTCAGAAACGATTGTTTTATTTTCTTCCATTTTTAACTCTCCTATAAGTCAAAATTAATTAATTAATTTGCGTACTACTATTTATTATTTTGCGACTTTTCGCATAAATTTTTCAAAAGCAGCGGTTTGTGTTTCAGCTAACTCAAAACTACGAGCAGCTTCAATCTCTTGTTGTATCTCAGAAATATCTTTTTCTTTAACGATACCATTGTCCCATACCCACTCTTTACCTTCCATAACACCTTGTACAAATGCTGATGGAGCAGATGGGTCTGCTACAATGTCGGCAGCAGTTGCTAAGTAAAAGTCTGATTTTACATAGTTAGTACCGCCTTTATTCTCCAAAGAACCCATGCCCCTTGACGAAACTCCTAGTTGTGCGCCTTCGTCTATCAAAGACTTCACAATCTTACCATAAGGTGTATCAGTCACTTTTGCTTCGCCAACATAGTTGCCTTTGCCGTCGCCTTCTAATGATGTAATTATGTGTGATACTCTCTCTAAGTTTACAGTTGGTCCGTCAGGATGTCCTAACTCACCAAATGCTCTCTTTTTATTGATAAATTCTTTTCTATATCTGTTTACTTCGTTTTCTAAAACTTCTTGTGGATAAACACGACCATTACGGTTCTTAATATTCGCCTGCATGAATATCCCCTTGATTTTGTGTGACTTTTTGCCGTTTTCGTCTGCTTCTGCAATCAACTGAACGTCAGTAAGTTCCTCTGTAATTAGTTTCATATGTTTATTCCTTTAGTCCTATTTATGTTATCGCACCTCTAAAATGATAGAATAACTGTCTCCATTCACAAAATTATGCGTAGAAAACAAAATATCACCTGTAGGTGTCCCTGCATTGTTAGCTATTTGTATTGCCGGCGTCTGTAAGTCTATCGTGCCTTGACCAGATAAAAACAGCGCCGTTGCGTTAGTAGTTCCTTCAAATAGGATTTCTACGGACCCTTTTGGGTCCGTAGTGTTTACACTATAAATCACTCTAGCAATTTTAGTAGAAGTTGACAAGTGATTTAAGTTTGCACTTGTCATCTTCTCTACTAAACTCTCTCCTGTACCATCAGATTTGTTCGTAAACTTCATTACAGTTTTAGAACCTGCAACGTCTGTTATAGTTTGTGTTGATACTGTATCAGCCATTATCTAGTCTGTCCTGAGGCAGTATAACCTTTTGCTTTGGTTACTTCAATTATTATTGTACCAGTAGCAGCACTAGCGTTGGTAATTAAAATATCACCTGTTACGCCTGAACTTTCTGGATTTGTTATCAATGGTTGTTTACCATGAAACCCATACTCGCCACTACCATGTATTGATATAGCATGGTCGTTTGAACTTGCGTCAAATAATAATGATATATCACTTGTTGCTGCCGTTGTATTCCATTTAATACTTCTTATGTGTAGTGTTGGGTTAGACGAGTGACCTCTTAATGCACTTGCGTCCACACATACTACATTTGAGTTAGTAGCATTGTTAATCTCAAACATTCTTACTGTTCTCGTTTCACTATCTACTAAATTTCTTGCGTTTACTATTGCCATTTTTACTCTCCTTTATATGGTTATGCCTGTTTCTTTTTTGAAATAAGCAACAATATCTTTTTGTTGTACTTTGTATTTTTTAGTAACATCTTTCATAACTTTACTAAAATTCATTAACACTTTACCAGGTGTTTTTTCCATCTGAGCATATACATCATCTACCGCCTCTTTTGCTTTTGGCGCTAGTTTTTTATAGACTGGTGACCTTCTATGGTCTGTTTTTTCAGTCGTCAATTTCCGTAGATTGCTCAGCGTTATCATTCGTTTCTGGTTCCTTTGCCATGATTGTTGACGCAACGTCTTTACGCTTGTCATCTAATTCAGTTCCTACTTTATCTGATAAAGCAGACTTAAATGCTTTCTCAGCACTTAAATTATCGCCTTTTTCCAAAGCGTCAATCATATCTCTTGTTGGGTTAGAATTGTCCATCATCTTCTCCTTCTGGTGGCGCTTCCGCCTCCTTTTCTTTTTCTATTTTTGTTTGTTCTTCATCAATGTCAATGTCAGTCATTTTCAAAATGTTCTTCATTGCCCACTCTTTAGAATAAATGTTACCTATCATTTCACTATCTTTCAAGTTACGATAAATTTCCATTCTTTCTTTAAACATTTCTGCTTCTTTTATTTCAGCATAGTAACCGTCATTTACATAGTTGTATCTGATTGTTCTTGCTAAACTGTTTTCCCAATCTTCTATTGTAACAATACCTTTTAGTATTAATTGTGTTTTCAATAAATCATGGAATAAAGCATTAAATCTTGTTCTTAGTCTATCAACAAATTTACTAAACTTTAATTCGTCTCTATTAATCTCAGTCGCTCTACCCATATTGAAACTACCTTCAGCTTCTAATCTGGATACAGGAACATTTAATGACTTGTAAAGTTTCTTTTGAAAGTATTTGATATCTTCTACTTCACCTAAGTTAGAACCACCTGGTAGTGTAGTAATTTCTGTACCTCTACCACCTTCTCGTCTTGGTAACCAGAAGTCTTCTAACATAGACATGTATTGTCTATCGTCTCTTATTTCACCTGTACTTGCGTCATAGACAAGTTTGTTTCTATATCTGTTCATTACATCTTTTAGGTATTGCTCTGCTTTTGCTTTTGGTAAGTTACCTACATCAATGTAAAATATTCTTCTTTCAGGCGCTCTGGATATTCTGTATATAACAATACTATCTTCAATCATTCTTAATTGATTGACAGGTTTAATCGCCTTATGTAAATGTGATAGTATCATGTTTCTTTGTTGGTCAATCATTCCTGACGGACAGAAAGCAATACTATCTTTACTAATTGCTAAACCTTGTGTTGAACTTGCTCCCGGTTGTACACCTTTCTCATTGTAAATATAAAATTCTTCAAAATCTACAACTGGTGGTGCGTTTTGGTCTTTAGGTTTAAAACTTTGTTCGCCCTCAGTCTTCTTAGGTTTACGAACTTTCTTAATTTTTCTAGGATCAATATATCTTAATTCAGTAATACCTGCTTTTATATTTTTAGGGTCTATTATCTTATGATATACTATTCTGCCATCAACATACCATCTACGAAATATGTCATGTCCTTTTTGCTCAAATTCCAATAACGAAAGAATATTATTAAATTCTTCTTCTATCTTTTTTTTGATTGATGTACCAAAAGGTACTGTATGCATGTTTAATCTGATTGTTTCTCTATTGTCATCAATTACTATACCTTCATTGATAACATCTTCAATCGCTTGGTCACACTCAGGTTGCATAGCAACCTCTCTATACCTTCTAATTAAATCTGCTTCGTTGTTTACTTTTCCTTCAATATCTAAGTAAGTACCATAATGTCCACCACCCATAATTGTTTGAACGCCATCATCTGCTGTTGGCGCTGTAAACGATTGACTAGTGTTCTTGGTGCTTGCTCTTTTGATTTCAAAGCCAAAAAATTCTGCCACTACATTCTCCTTTTCATTATCTTTTATTTCTATTTATAGCGGCCCGGAGACCGCTATAAATTCACAACATTACGTTGTAGTGTTACTTTCCCAGTATTGGTATCTCCATGTACATTCAAAAGTCTCTAACGCACTTACTGGATCATAGTTCAAATCAACTGTACCTATTGTTAAAGGAAATAATCCTCTAAATGTGTACGATTTGATTGTATTACCATTTCTATCTAAGTGGTCAATAAATGCGTCCACTTGATAGTCAGTAGGGTTGTTTAAACCTTCGTTGTCACTATGGTTGTTAATACCATTTGACCATCTTTCAATAGCATTTCTGATATCAAAAGAAGTATCGTTGATAATAGTTGTACTCCAAGTTTGGAATGTTCTATCACCAGCCATATGTATTGGTCTACCTCTAAAGTTTACAGTTAATTCTCCTAACTCAGAACTTGGAAGCTGAGTTGCTGAACATAAGAACGACATGTTCTCAGTTTCGCCACCCACAGAAGCAAAACCAGGGAAAGGCATTGTAACCTTAAACTGATTTTGTCTTGCTCCGCCGCCTTTTAGTTTGGAGATAAAGTCTGATACGTTTGCCATTTTTTATTTCCTCTCTATTATGCGCCTGCTACTTCAGAAAAGGCAACGCCTGTTCTTGTAGCAACGAAGTTAAGTTTAATGAAGTTAATAGAACGATTTGGTTTGACAAATATGTCTGCAACAAATTCGTTTCTATCTATAACTGCACTTACATTGTTTGTTTCATCACACACTACTTTAAAGTCTGTGATACCACGTCTACCTTGTACGTCTCTAAGGAACGGTTCTATCAAGTTTCTGAAATTCGCTCTTGTAAATTCATCATTGAACTCAAAGAGTTGGAATTTAGCAGCAGTTGATATTGCCTTTTCCATAGTTATGAACAATCTTCTAACATTTATTCTGTCAAAAGCACTAGGTTTCGCTTGAGCTGTCTTATCACCAAACAATACAGTACCTTGTCCTGGGAATGTTACCACAGGATTTACTCTTGCTTTGTATAAGTCGTCTCTTTGCGCTTGGTTAGGATCAAAGGCAAGTTTAACTGCACCTCTAATCTGACCTCTTGTAAACCCAGCCGGTGAGAACCAACTGTCAGCAACTGCGTCTGTTCTAGCACAAAGTCCAGCAATGTCACCGTTTAATGGAACATATCTATATACGCCGTTGTATTTGTCGTACATGTATTTGTATCCACTATCAATAACTGCATATGAACTTGAAGCAAGACCGTCTGCAAAAGCTTTAACATTAACAGTTTGTGCAATAGGATCGCTTACGTTTACAAC